GGAAAAACTTCGCCAACCAATTGTTACAAATGAATAAAATAACTATCTATTAAAAAACTATATTACTATGAAAAACATCGATCAAAAAATCAAATCAATCCAAGCTTCTATCTTTTCAATACTTGAAGACTACCTTCCAAGTTATGATGAAGCAGGGGAAAGCGAGTCTATACAAATGACTTTTAGTACATGCGATAATCTTGAAGAATTGAACTTTCAATCTGGTGACAACTCTTTCTCTGGGGCTTGTTACTTTCACAAACACTGGGCTGTAACTGAACTTGCTGCTGATGATGACCTTGAAGAGTTGTCTATTCAACTTGCTGAACAGCTTGCAGATTGTGTACTTGAACAAGCTTAACCTTAACCGACCTTATAAAATGAATATCAAAAACTATTACCTTTCAGCTTTCCCGTCCGATGAATTAGGCGAGGAAATAAACGCAAACGCAACCTTTGACGGGCTACTTAAAAACATCACCGAACCTTACAGCTACATAGGCGTTGACGATTCGATTGTAAGGGAAAGAGTATTCGACAAACTTGCAACGATTAAAGGCGTACCTTACAGCGATATTTACAACCTTTGGCTTTCCTAACCTTACCTGAACATGAATAAAATAGATCAAACTACCTACTCACATTTAACCAAGTCACAACTGACTCAACTTCGTAAAGCTTGCAAGATTGCTAACTTAGACTTTAAAGCAATGGCTTGTCGCCCAAAGGATGGTTTGCAACTGATAAAGGATGTAGAGAATAGAACTGGAGTAAAGCTGTAATGAAAAAACAATATCAAGTGATCTGCCTGGACAACGGGAACAAACCGAAACCAGTTGCAACCATCACAGAAAACTCTCAAACAAAAGCAAGGGAAGCAGGGAAAAGACTGGCACTAGCTCTGAACCTAAGATTTCACACTGTAATTAAAACATGAGCGTCTCATTTATGTACCAGAACTTACAGTTCCACTATCGGATTGACTCTCACAGCTCCTCACTTCCTTTTCTAGCGTGGGGGTGTCGAGAGCTACCGATAAGCGGTCAAAGCCCGTCAAAGGAGGCTATGTACAGCGATATTGAAAAGACATTGAAGCAATACTATAGAAACCGATCCTTACCTGTCCGTGAAGCTTGTGATACTTGCGGGTTGACATCTCCAAAAATGGAAGGTCAAAGTACCTGTCCGGAGTGTTTAACCGATGAATAATAACACTAATCCAGAACACCTTGAAACCTTGGACGAACCGTCCTTGCAAACTTTGATCGATCATTACCTGTCCGTGCAGGAGAAGCTACCTGAGAATGTAAGTGTCCGTGACAGGCTGATTGAGCTACAACAAGAACTACTAAAGAGAAATACTACTAAACAATGAGTGCAACCACTATCTTCACCTTAATATTCATCTTTGTCCTTATAATCGCTGTGTTATACCGAGACTAAATTACCTATGAAAGCAAAAACAAAATTAGATATAATTAAACCTGCAATCCTTTATGTTGTCCGTAATGTGGACACTGATGTGTTCGTTGACATTGCCTGTGCTTTGTATGGTTTTGAATATAGAGGTTATACGGAGTTGCTGTTACCTGTGCATATGGTAGTTAGGTGGAGTGAAGACGGGGAAGAAGCATACTTTGACCATGAGAAGAGCTATGATTTTATGGACGATTTGTTTCAAGAAATTAAATATCGTACACCTAACTACATTATTTTATCCGTATGAAAGAAACGATACTTGACCCAATCGACATGTGTGAGGAACTGATGTTCCACATGTTTAATAATGATATGAACCGAGAGCTTGACGGAAGATGGCTTGACCTTTACCTGTCCTTACAGCTTTATAAAGAACACCTTGAGAAACTGGAGGAGGAATGAGAGGATACAATTACGACAGTTGGTTAACCGAACCTTACGAACAAGACTATTATGAATCAGAAAAAGAACGCATCGAAGAAGAGAAACGAATCAAAGAGCATCTTGAAAATCTTTCAGTCCTTAAAACCGAGCAGGAAATCGAAGACTATCTCGTGTACCACGACCTTGAGGAAGACCCAAGAGAGACACACGGGCATCTTTTGGGAAGCGGAGGCTGACATTCTAAGAGATGAACACCGAAGACTACTTAGAAACCGAGTGGAATGATGTACCTGTTGTACCGATTGACCATCAAGCTTTACATGAAGGCTTTCGGTACTTTTGGAGTAACAATCAGATCACTGGATTTAAGCGTGATAAGAACGGGAACTATGTCCGAGATGAGGACGGGAACTTAATAGCGTATCGCACATCAAAGGCACGGGTAATGCACACTGGATGGTTCAACTTTAAGAACGAAAACAACTATGAGTAGCCATGTAGCACGGATGCGTGAGTGGGGACGGGTAGCGTACCGTAACCGACAAGCAAAGCTCAGACAGGACGGAGAGAGTAGTCACACAGCATCGTGCAAGCGTATGTTACAGAGTATGTGTCCGAAGTTAGGTGACAGAGTGAAGCACATCATCGACCAGTTTACCAGTCCAGGATACACAACACCACTTTACCTGACCTATGTGCTTGATATGTGTCCGTATGAAATAGCTGTTATTGCTTTGCGTACATTCCTTAATAACTTAGACAACCACTTAGCTATCGGAAAGATGGGGCATCGTATTGGTAAAGCATTTGAGAATGAAGCTAGGTGGAAGTATGCATTGGAGAACCTGAGTCACAACAAGCAAGACTTGTTAGCTATACCTGACCGTAGCAAACAGAGTAAGATTAAACAGTTTTATAAGTATGAAGATGTACGGTTTGAATTGTGGCATCACAAGGCTAAGGTCGGACTGGGATTATGGTTGTTGGAGGAAATCAGACAGCAGACTGGTCTATTTAAAGTGGGTATGCGTGACAGTACAAAAAGTAACATGCCGGAACGCTTTGTATTACCTACCACTGAGTTTAAGGACTGGATACATCGCTTTGATAAGTGGAAGGAAGCAGGACAAGTATTCAAGATGGCATTACCTGACCGTCCAGTTGATTGGCATGGATTGATGGGTGGTGGGTACGATATTGAACAATTACCTGCACAAAAATTCTTTACTGGTAAACCTGTTGAATGGTTTGAAGGGAATAACTACGAGCATGTAATGTCTGCTGTTAACCGATTACAGAAGGTAGAGTGGCAGATCAACAGCGACATGTTAGATATTACATTGAAGTGTTGGGAGAATGAACGGGTAGTAGGAAACATTCCACAATTCGGAGAGATACCTGAGCAATCGTATTATACAGGCGGTGATGAGCATGAGCTGATGATTTGGAAGTTGAAGCAGAAAGATATTAAGACTGCTAACGCTAGTAACAGCTCCAAAAGATTTCAAGCTTGTCGTATTTTACATTTAGCTAAGATGTACAGTAAGTGGGACAAGTTATACTTTCCGTATCGTTGTGATTACAGAGGTCGAGTGTACGCGATTCCATACTACCTACATCCTCAAGGGTCTGATTTAGCTAAGAGTTTGTTAGACTTTAAGAATGGTCAACAAGTGGTGGATGAAGAGGACTTGGAAGCTGTACTGGTACACGGTGCGAACATGTGGGGAGTGAAGGGTACAAGAGCGGAGAGACTAGAGTGGGTAGGTAAGCGACAGAATTTTATACTTGAAGCCGCGAATGATCCACACGGAACCGATTGGTGGACTGAAGCTAGTGATCCGTTTTGTTTCCTGCGTTTCTGTTTGGAGTTTAAGAAGTACACAGAAGAGGGATACGGATATGTTAGCTATCTGCCTGTGCGTCAGGACTGCTCCAATAATGGTATGCAGATACTATCGTTGCTGTTACGGGACAAAGAGACCGGACGGATGTGCAACCTGGTAGAAGAGGACCAAGCTAATGATATGTATCAATATGTAGCAGATTGTATACATGATGAGTTAGTAAAAGATGGTGGTGTTATTGCTAAGAGTTGGATGCAATACGGTATAAAAAGAAAGATTGCTAAAATGGCAGTGATGAACCGTCCGTACGGTGCTACTAGTTACAACTTAGTTCAGGATTTATTTAAGAGTATAGGAGTTAACCATCCGTGGAGTAGTACTGGTGAGATGTTAACTGCTGTTATTTGGATAAGTAATATCATTAACAAGATAGCAGATGAGGTATGTGAACCAGTTAAGAAAGTAATGAGGTATCTACGAGATACTATCAAATGCTTACCTTACGAAAACGGTATTACTTGGACTACACCTACAGGATTCAAAGTTAAGCAGAGCTTTCGTAAGTACAAGAAGGTAGATTTAGAATCTGTATTTGATAACACTACTGTATATGTACGCACTCACACTGAGAC